CCCCCACTTGTATTGCTCGTCGCTTACTGCGCCCTTGTCAGTCTTCAGCTCAGCGAACACGACGCCCCGCTTGTCATGCGCCATGACCAGGTCAGGGAATCCCACGTTGCCAGTGACAGGCGTAAGCCAACGGTCGCCCTGTTTCGCCGGCCGGGTGTGATGGACGTACCAACCCAGCGTTATTGCCAGCTGCACAATTTGCGACTGGAACGCTGCCTCACTCTGAGCGGTTGGCATCGGCCTGCTCCTTGGCCAGCTGCTTGGCCCGGTCCTCCTCCTCCTTGACCAGACGCGCACGGGCTTTAAGCGATGCCTCGATCACTGCGCCCTTGGCCGGGGTGAGCTCGCTGAACGTGGACACCTTGTGAGTCGCCAAGGCACCGTTCACGATCTCCTTGCTGTATTCCTCGCAAAGCCTGTCGTACAGATCCTTGCCCGCCTGCTTCTCGTGGTGCGCGGCATCTTCTGCGGGCGGGTCGACCTGGTCGCGTAGGTGTTCAAGGTTTCGTTCGACAGCCGCGGGCAACGGTTCCTTCTTGCGCGGTGCCTTCTTGCTGGGCTTCTCCTTCGTCCACAGACTGCCCGCCACGCCACGCCTGAGGCCCGCGTTTCGCAGCGCGTCACCGATGAGCTCCTTAGTTGCCTCACGCTTGCCGGGTTCGACTGAGCCGTAACCGGGGATCTTGGTACCGCACAGGTGCAACCAAATCCAAAGGCCCACCGGGTGCCCCTGACTGTCACGCTCAACTACGGGCTGCCCCTGCTCGTCGTGGCCCATTGGCTCCCACCACCACTCGGGGTCGACCTCCCCGAACGCCCTGGACACCCAAGCGTGAGACAGGTAGCGCAGCTGCATGCCCGCCTTGGGCAAGGTGTCGATCAACTCCTCGGGTGGCTCCCACCACGCGCTGAGAAGCGATCTGAGGGCTTCCACGCGCTCGGCCCTACTCCCGGGTACCGGCAGCGCCACGACCTCGGCCATTGGCTTGTCGTCGCTCAAGATGCCCTCCAAACCCTCAGCATCCGGCGATGCGATGTGTAGCGCTTGGAGTGAGTGAACCGGCCAGCGAACGTAATGAGCCCGCGGCGGCTGTAGACGTTGAACAGTGCGCCCACTCGGTTCGGCTCAATGGGCTCGGCACCGACGCCCTCGAGCAGCGCCTGCAAGTCGTCGGCGGTAAAGTCCTCGCCCCGGCCGATCAGGTATTCCATGGCGCGGCCGGCGATTTCCTTCCAATCCCTCGGTGCTGCCTGGTCAACCTCGTTGAGCAAAGCGTGGAGCTCTGCAATCGTCATCTGCTGCATCGTTCCCCCTAGTTAGTCGTCGTACTCCCAAAGCGTCGACATTTCTTTGCCGAAATGCTTATCGACTCGGTCCTGCTCGAACTGCAGCTCCTGCTGCCATTCGTCGCCCTTCAACCAGTAACGCCAGCCCGGGCATGGGCACGGCGTATCAGGCGGGTTGCACCTGCAGGTTCCCGGCGTAAGCGTCTGAGCACCCGGGCCAGCGTGGATGCGGTCAGGGTGCCCACAGTGCGGACACTTCATTCTCTCCCCTTTCGTACTGCTGGCGGCAGGCTACAGCCTTACGCGGACCCACATCCCCACGCGGACCAACCGAACCGCTGCGCGACAATGTGTGCGACTGCGATCTGCTCTGCCTTGGTAGCGCCCTCGGACGGCCAGCGGTAGCCGGTGACGGCTTGCCCAATGCCGTAGGTGCGCCGGTACATGCCCATGCCCCCGATGTAGGTGCCGTGGGGGTAGTGCTGCCAATTGGCCCCGGTTTCGCACACTGCCACGCGCTCGGCTTTGCGCCACTGCGCGGTGCCAATGCGCCGGCGGATCTCAGCCTCGGAAGGCTTGGGGGGCCATGCCATGCGATCCCGCTTTGCCTGCTTGATGCACTCTGTTTTGGCCTTGCCCTGGTGGGCTTGGCACGGTGCTGCGTCTGCCTCGATGGACCCGACCAGCAGCAATGCTGCGATCAGGAATCCCCAGGCGGCGATTGAACGTCGGATGATGCCTTCTCCCCATTTGCTGAAACGGACTGCCATGAGCGCAGCACGCCCAGCAGGGCGGTGAGAGCTGCGCTAATGGCGGCAAGCGTCACGCTCGGGTTTCCCTCCACGAACGTATCGACGAAAGCGACCATAACCACAACAGCGGCGGTCAGGATTGCGATTGTCGACGGTCCCACCTTCGGGATCATTGGGCCTTCTCCTGCTTTTCGTCGTAGTCAGTGGGCTCGGCCGGCGGCGGCTCGATCACGACAATGCTGGGCGGGACGATTTCAGGCGGCATGGTTCACGCTTCCTTGTAGGACTTCTTCCACGGGCGAGCCGTGGCCTTGTGCTTCTCGCTCCACTTCTTCATCTGCTCATCCCGCGTCTGCTTGCCAGTGTTGTGAAGCCACGGGCCAAACGTCCAGCGGTTCCACGTTCCCTCGGGGCCGGCGCGGAAGGCGTACTTGCTGTTGGCCTGCACCCTGACGGCCTGAGTCCAGTAGGTCGGGTTGGCGGCGGCAAACTTCCGCAGCTGCTGGTCACGCGCCTGGGGTGTCGGCCAGCCGCCGTAAACCTTGACGCTGGTGTCGTCAAATCCGTAGCCGTCGACCACGGCCGCAGGCCCGGGGTTGCCGACGCCGGGAATGCTGATCACCTGCCAGCCGTCAGACCATGCACGGGTCAGGCTCCTGACGCCATTGCTGGCGTTGCCCTCAATGGTCTGGAAGGTGCCGTCTTTGTTCAGCGCGTTGACGAACCCGACATGCAAGCCGTCAATGATGAACAGATCACCCGGCTTCGTGTTCTTGCCGTGCGGGCCGTACCAGCCTTTCCGGCGAGCTCGAGCGACCATCTCGGCGGTAGAGGGATGCACGACGGCTTTGGCGTCCTTCTTGTATTGCGCCGAGGCTTCGGACTTGTCAATGACGTACCCGACAAAACACGCGCACCAGGGCACACCCAGCAGGCCGTACATCTCCTGACATTCGTCAACGATGGGATCGCCGGAACGGTTTGGCTTGGCACCCTCCTGCGCCCCGAGGTAATGCCCTGCCTTGCGTAGCGTTGCCTGCCCGTTGCTGATCACGACGTCCCCTAGGTGTTGTTGACGATGCCGACGATGATGCCGGTGATTGCGCCGCCGGCCAGAAGCCAGACGACGCGGCTGGTTGCAGCTGCGCCCTGCAGACGCGCACGCCAGAGCTCGATTTCGAACACTCGCCCTTCAAGTTTGCCCAAGCGGTGATTTGCTTCGCGCTGAAGGCTCTCGACGGTCGCCAGAGCATCGCGCAATTCGCGTATGTCCTGGCGGATCGTGTGCGCGTCCTCAGGGGTCATGCGACGCCCTTGACCACAATCTGCCGCGTCGTGTAGGTGCCCGTGGACCCTGATTGCACGCGGTAATTCAGCGTAAATGTGTTAGTGCCGGCGGTCAACCCGGTCAGAATGAACGTTCTGGTCATGGGAGTCCAGTAGTTCGCATTGTGATTCATAAAGACGCCATTGGCGTCAGAAGCCGCAAGTGTCGTTGCGCCGCTGACGCTGACGGAAATGTGCTGAGTAAATCCACCGCTGTTGTTTTGGGCCTGAGCGCCAATAGAAATCAGAGCAGTTGTTCCCGTCGTTAGAGTCGTGGACAAAGCGGTTGCATCGCCGGTCAGAGTCGTCACAAAGCTCGAGGACGTAGTTGTGCCTGACGTCGTCGACGCTGCGCCCACTTCGGTAGTGCAAAGCCACGCGCTACCGTTGTAGATTGTGGTGATTCCGGTGGGAACTGCCGTGATCGAACCGGTGGCAGCTGCAACGGTCGATGCGGTCAGGTAGGCACGCATCCCCTCTTGGAGGGTGATCGGCGACATTGCGCCGGCAGCGTTGTAAGCCGTGTCACGCGCAGCTTCGTTGGTGAACGTGCCCTGGCCAAAGAACATCGCTTCGCGGATTGAATCCATCTGCGCGGCCGTAAGGATCTGGCCGCTTGTGAAATCGCCGGGATCGGACCAGGCCATTGCTACTCCTTAGAACGCCAGAAAGTTCTGGTTGAGTTTGCCGAGAGGATCGTTGTTTAGCGTGAAGTATGAGCGGGAATCCAGATGCTCGAACGTCAGCTTCATGCGGTGATCCCCGGGTGTGATCGTGTGCGAAATGCCACTGACGATAAGTGGTTCAGAGACACTAGCCGGGGTGCCTACATTGAACGACTTTTGCACCGTGACAATGTCGACCAGGTCAAGGTTAAGAACGGTGTTTTGGTCAGTGACTTCAAGGGCGGCAAGCTGCAGATCGACGCCGGTGAACCTGAGGATCGGGTCTTTGTGGATTGCCAAGAACGCCCGGGCAAGGTTCAGCACTTCTGTTGTCGTGCTGTTGAGCAGGTCCAGCTTCGAATACTGAGATGCCTGATAACGGGCAATACTTGTGCTGTCGGACGCCACCTGCATTGAGCCGGCGGGGGACTGCATCTGGATGCTGTTGAACAACAACTCGTCGCCAAACTGGTTTGTCAGCGACTGGTACGGGATACCAGTGCCGTCGTCTGTGAATGACGCCAAAGAAGCCGGGTTGATGTTTCGCCGGCGGTCGACAAATGCCAAAGCGTTTGTGTGATCCATGTAGAGGAACCCGCCCTCGGACGTTGAGATCCGCTGCAAGTACGACAGGACATTGGTGCCGTCGTCTACGTCATACGCGCTGCCGCCGCCGGGGGTTCCGCCCAGAATGCTGTTGCCGGTGTCTAGAACACGCGGCCCCTGGTACGCAATTTCGGGTCGGTCAAGCGCCGCCGTGATGCGAGCTCCGGTCAATTGCTCTACGGGTGCCCAGGCGGCAAAGGTCATGTTGGCAAGGACAGTAAAATTGTCCGAGCACTGGACCGTCGTTACATTCCCGGCTTCAACGTAATCGTAATCAAGATCCCAGTCGGTGATCGTGCCCGCGTAGATCGGCAGACCGGCCGCGTAAACCTCGATGGGCTGGCGTGGGCCTACGAACGGGTAATAAATCGAGCTTTGGTTCAGCGGGTCCATCTGGCGCGTAGGGTCGTAGAACACGACTGACGCCGTGCCGGCGTTGAACTGCTCGGTGTCGCGGTTGCGACCACGGTTGATGGTGATGCTTCTCACCATGCTGGTGACGTCCAGCATTTGGATGCCGCCCAGCCTGCCGGTGTTCAGCAGGCCATAAGTCGCATTGTTGAGCTGGAAGGGTGTTGCGAAACCCGTTGTCTGCTCAAAGCCAACAAGGACTTGGATGGTCGGCGTGCTCATGCAGCTGCGAACGCTGGCCCTGAGCGCCGCTGCGCCCGCTGAATAGCCTCAATGATCTGCTGGCCTACCTGGTCAGGCGTGGACACAAGGCCCGCCTCGATGTTGATAGTGATGCCGCCAAACGCGCCGGCACGGTTCAGAGGAATGACGGCCTCAGGGCCAGCCTCACCAATTAGAGCAAACGTAGGCTGAGTGACAATCCCGCCCTTGGCAAACGGCGTCGCGGGATTGTTGTCAATGCCACCAGGCAGGCCCGGGCGGGTCAGGTTGGGCGAACCCGGGTTGCTCTTCTTCCATGATCCCAGCAAGTCAAGCAGCTTCTGCATGGCAGACACAGCAAGGGTAATCGGCGCAAACGCCGCGGTGAGGGCGTCTTTGAAGCCGTCAAGGATCGGACCGGCCTTATCTTTGATCCAGACAAAGGCGGTCTTGAGGGCATTGTAGAAGTCTTCCAAAGCGCCAATCACGGTGTTCTTCAGAAAGTTGAAAGCAGTCCTGAGCCCTTCGCCAATGCCCTCAATGACTTTGCGGAAGGTCTCGCTCTTTTCATAGGCAACGATCACAGCGGCAACGAACGCGGCAATGGCCACAATGACAATGCCGATGGGGTTGGCGTTCAACGCCACGTTGTAGGCGATCTGAGCTGCCGTCAGCACTGCAGTCGTGGCGGCAGCGACCTTCATGGCCGCGTTGACTGCCAGCACCACCACGGACAGCCCGCCAACCGCAGCTGCCAGCGCGACGACCACGGTGCTGTTCTCCTGGACAAATTGCGCGGCCCGCTGCAGGATCGGCAGAAAGGCGTTGAACACTGGCAGCAGGGCGCTGCCAATGGCTTCCTTGGTTTCCTCAAGGCTGATCTGGAAGGTTCGAAATCTGCCGGCGGCAGTATTGGCGCTCTCAGCTGCAGCGCCGCCGGTCATCTTGGCCAGCTCTTCCTGCGCCTTTTCAAAGTCTTTGCTTTTGATGATGCCCTGGTCGAAACCGGGGATGAGCTTGTTGAGGGCTCCCAAGTTGCCGCCGTATGCCTTAGAGAGCGCCGTAGTGACTGCCTCAAGCGGCTTGCCCGTCTGCGCGGAGACATCAAGCGCCAGCCCAAGCAGCTCCTGAGACTTGGTGACATCCCCGGTGGCTGTTGCCAATTTCCCAAGTGCTGGCCTGAGCTCATCATCAGCGACGCCCACGCTCTGGCTCAGTTTGCTGATGTAGTCCTCAGTAGCGTCAAGGGCGGCTTGGTTGGCCCCGGTAACGCGGCGCAGGGTGCCTGCGAGCTTGTCCTGTGCGGCCTCATCCTCAGCAGCGGCCTTGGCAGCGACCAACGCGCCGGCGGCAAGCCCGGCAACAGCGACGGCGGCAGGAATTGCTGCCTTCCTAATGGCAAAGCTGGCCTTCTGTCCCTTTGTCTCGAGCTGGGAAAACTTCTTGATGCCACGGTCCAGACCGCGTCCGTCGAAATCGGTAAGGATGGGGATTGTGATTGCCATTAGTCCACCAACCCTTGAACCGTCTTTTCAGCCTTGCGCACCAGCTGCTCAATACCCCTGTTGATTCGGGGCGCGTGCTTCTCGGCCAGCGGCCACAGCACCCGGTCGTGACGCGCCCTGATGTTGATTCCCAGCGGCTTGTTACTGCTGACGGTTTCAAACACCACGGCGGAAGGCGTGCCCTGGGACACATACAAGACGGCGTTCTTATCCCGGCGCGTTGACGTCTTGACCTTGACGCCGGTCTTGACCTTGTTGAGCTGCCAAGGGAAGATTGAAAATGTCTTAGGCGTCCACGAACGCGCCATGCCCGAAAGCGGAAGCTTCGGATACAGCCCCTTGGCTTCGGCCACCATGGGCGCGACGACGTCCTTGGCCGCTTTGTTGAATTCCTTACGGAACTCAGGGTCCACGCGGCGCAGGGCCTTGATTGTGTCCTTCACGCCCACAATCTCGGTCTTGACTGTCGCCGGCATCTACCTCTGACTCTCTCTGATGACCTCAAGCACGGTGTTGAGGTCTTTCACTGTAAACGCTACATCCGGGGGCCAGAAGCCGGTTTGCACCAGCACAACGGCAAGTGCGCGGCTTACTGTCCCCCGTCCGTAGGGTTTGCGTCCCGGGGCTCGTCGCCCTCCACCTGCTCGATGTCCACCAGCTCGTCGATGAAACCTTCAAAGTCATCGGGGACCGCGACGCCCTGCAGCTGCGCGGCCTTCCATGCCATGTATGCGATGTATTCGACACGCGGCGACATCTGAATGACCTGAGCAGAGGTATTGAAGTGCCTCTCAAACCCGATGACCACTCTGATGTCAGCGATGTCGACAACGTGCGAACCTGACTTTGTTTCAAACCGGATGCTTCCGCTTACTGCCTTGGACTCAGCCATCGTTTACCCCTTCAAATTGTTTACGGCGTGACGTCGCGCACCCAGGTGCCGCCCGAGAACGCCACTTCCATGACCTGCAGCTCGCCCACGGTGTAGGTCACCGGGTAGTTGGCGATCATGGTGTTGCTGATCGTCCACTCGGGGTTGGACGCGCTTACCCCTGGAGCGTCCTTGCGAATCACGATTGCGGTGTCACCTGCGCCGAGCTCGGCAGCAACCGTGGCCTCGACGCTGTTTGCGCCGTAGTCGACGTAGAACGTGATGGTGCCCTCGACGGTCTGCAAGCCCCCGACCATGCGCTCGCCACCGTCGCCAAACGCGGTCGACACAAGCGAGTTCTGGCCGAGGGTCAGGGTCACTGCTGAACACTGGTCTGCCAGCTGCACGCCGCCAATGGTCAGCGACGCCGGCTGGGAAAGGTAAGTCGTTGCCGCCATGGTGGCTAGCTCCTTTGGGTTCCGACCCGAACTGTCAGGTCATAGGTGGGAACTTCTTGCCCACCGATTTGCATAACACCCGGGATTCCCCGAATGAGGCTGATGCCGCTGTTCATAATCGTGTCAGCGGTCGTGATCAGGTAATCGACGGCGTCACTGTTACCAGGCGGCGCGGCGAGCACCTTCAAACCAAACTCAATCTCGGCAATGTTGTTGTTGAAGCAGGTGAACGTCGGCGGGTCGACCAGGACGGTGATCGGCCGCGCATTCCGCACGTCGGTCACGACCTTGAGGCCCAATGCCGTCAGGGACGCCACCAGCGTCCCCTGAGCGTCCGCAAAGATGCCGGA